CTACAACGTTGGTTAAAAATAATGATATCAGTAATAAGAAATAATTAAATTTATAAAAACATATAATGTTAGTTCGTAAAAGAGATAATACACTTGAAAAATTCCATTTTGGAAAAATAGAAAAAGCCATAGATAGTGCTTTTGATTCTTGTAAAAAACATATTGAAAACACTAAAACAGGTAGTTTTGAAGATATCAAGAAAAATGCTGTAGAAAATATTATAGCATGTTTAAAGAACGTTTATAACGAAGAAAGTGATTCAACTGTAGATGTTGAAGATATACAAGATAACGTAGAAAGATGTCTAATGTCATCTGATTATCAGGATGTTGCAAAATCTTATATCATCTACAGATATATGCATAAATTGGTTCGTGATAATCAAAATAAATTGACTAAGAGTTTAAAGAAGAAACTTTTGGCAGAAGATGTACAAAACCAAAATGCAAATGTTGATGAATACTCATTTGGTGGAAGAATGGGTGAAGCAAGTAGACTCGTAACAAAGAAGTACGCACTTGACTTCTGTATGAGTAGAAAAGCAAGAAGAAATCATGAAAACAATGAGATTTATATCCATGACCTTGATTCATATGCTGTAGGTATGACTAACTGTCTAACCAGCACATTAGATGATTTGCTCAATAATGGATTCAATACAAGACAGACCGATGTAAGACCTGCAAATTCACTTAACACAGCATTCCAATTAGTAGCTGTAATTTTCCAGTTACAATCATTACAGCAGTTTGGTGGTGTCAGTGGTAGTCATTTGGATTGGACAATGGTTAAGTTCTTTAGAAAGAGCTTTATGAAGCATTATATAAATGCATACATCAAACAGAGTGATAAATTCTATAATTCAGATATTATCAATATCGCTTCAGAATTTTATAAAGATAAAAACGGCTTAGAAAGAACTTCACTTGATAAATTTATTAAGGATTACAAGAACGAGTTCTTTAAAGAAACAGGTTTATCTGAAGAAGATTTTACTCTTGACAATAAAGATAAGTTAGATGCAAAACTTTATCAAAGTGCATTGTTTGATACACTTAATGAACTCAATCAAGCAGTAGAGGGTCTATATCACAACTTAAATACACTACAAAGTAGAAGTGGTAATCAGTTACCATTTACATCTATCAACTATGGTACTTGTACACTTCCAGAGGGAAGATTAGTTATTCAAGCTCTTTTACAAGGCTCTATTAAGGGTGTAGGTAAATTCCATAAGACAGCTATATTCCCTTGTAGTATCTTCCAGTGCATGAAGGGTGTTAATAGAAAAGAAGGCGACCCTAACTATGACCTTTACAAGTTGGCACTCAAATCAACATCTATGCGCATATATCCTAATTATGTGAATGTAGACTGGTCTGTTAACGAAGGATATGATAAGAACGACCCACGTACTTATACTTCCACGATGGGGTGCAGAACATATAATGGTAAAGATATTAATGCTGACGAGGGTCAGAATCCTCAGATTAAAGATGGACGTGGAAACCTTGCCCCAGTTACAGTAATCATGCCAACATTGGCTATGGAAGCTAAAGCATTATTAGAAGGTACAGAATACACGAAGGATGATATCAAGAAAATCTTTATGAAGATTCTTGATAAAAAGATAAGTGAGTCTAAAGATATGCTTCTTGAGAGATTCGAGTGGATGTGTAAGCAAAGTCCAGCTTCTGCTAAGTTTATGTGGGAAAATAACACAATGCTTGGTTATAAGGAAGAAGAGGGTATACGTTCAGCATTAAAACATGGAACATTAGCTATAGGTCAGTTAGGTCTTGCTGAAACACTTCAAATACTGATAGGCAAGAATCATGTTTCAGAAGAGGGTATGGCTCTTGCAAAGGAGATAGAAGGGTTATTCAACAAGAGAGCTGCTGAATACAAGAATAAGTATAAACTTAACTTCGGTGTATATTATACCCCTGCAGAGAATTTATGCTATACTGCAATGAAGAAGTTTAAGGATATGTATGGCGATGTAGAGAATGTAACATATATCAATTTACCAGAGAAGGATAAACATGGTAATATCATGTATGACGAGAATAGAAAGATTAAGTTCAAGCGTCATGATAAGTGTTACTTTACGAACTCTATTCATGTTCCTGTTTGGGAGGAGATGACACCATTTGAGAAGATTGACATTGAAGCGCAATTAGTTAATTATTCAAATGCTGGGTGTATTACTTATGTAGAGTTACCATCTTCAACTAAGAATAATATAGAGGCACTTGAAACTATTGTTAATTATGCAATGGATAATGATATCCCATATTTCGCAATAAACGTCCCTATTGACACTTGTGAAGATTGTGGATATTGTGGAGATATTGGTGATGTTTGCCCTGTTTGTGGTAGTACACACATCTCTCATCTTAGACGTGTAACTGGATATCTTACAGGTGACTATAAGTCAGCATTTAATCCAGGCAAGCAAGAAGAATCAGATGATAGAGTTAAACATATAAAGAAGTTTTAAATTACGTGGTGGTGGTTAATAGCCATCACCATCTAAAAAGTTTAAAGTTATGAATATAAGTGGGATAAGTTATCCAGATATTAACAACGGATTAGGGTGCCGTGTAACCTTATGGGTTTCTGGGTGTAATCATCAGTGTGTGGGATGTCATAATCAAAATACTTGGGACAAAGACAGTGGAAGAGTATTTAGTGATGAAGACAAAGAGATAATATTCAGGGTGCTGTCAAAACCTTATATCAAAGGACTGACTTTATCAGGAGGAGACCCGTTAGGCTTCTACTTTAAAGAGGTATTGAAGTTTTGTGAGACTGTGAAAGAGAGGTTTCCAGACAAGGATATATGGTGTTACACAGGTTACACCCTGAAAGAAATTAAAGAATGTTACAGAAAGGAAATACTTCCTTATATAGATGTTTTGGTAGATGGACGCTATATAGAAGATAAAAGAGATACAACTTTATCTTTTAGAGGGTCTAAAAATCAAATTATATGGGAGAAAGATAATAAAGGAGATTTTTATCAAAGCAGTCTAAACCAATGAAAAACACATGGCACGTAAAGAAATTTACGTGCCTTTTTTATTATTATATACAAATGTCAAAATAAAAAGTTATTTTTTATAATAATAAAAAATATCATTATTACTTAAAAAATTAAGACCCAACTAATTATAGATATCAAAGGTTAAAAAAAACATGGCTAATAAACAATATTTTGGCATACGTTATCCCATTACATCTCAGGATTATCAAAAATTTTATGTGGATTTAAATAATTCATTAAAAGGTAAAGTAAAAAGCCAATTAATGCATGTTATATTCACCCCAAAAGGTCAACGTTTAAGGAATCCCGAGTTTGGTACGGATTTAATTAAATATATTTTCGACCCAAGTGATACAACTACATGGGAATCTGTAAAGAATGAAGTAAAAGATTCTGTTAGTAGATGGGTAAACAATGTAAAGATAAACGATATACAAGTTGTTAAAAATGTAGAAAACGACTTAGAGATTTACGTTAGAGTAGATTACGAAATAAATGTAGGAAATAAAACTACTACAGATAGTATGGTTGTACAATTATAATTTATGGAAAAGAAAATTAATTATTTAGCAAGGAATTTCGAAGATATCAAAAGTGAACTAATAAATTTTAGTAACAAATATTATCCAGAAGTTTCTGATGACTTTAATGATTCAAGCGTAGGTGCTTGGTTTATAGACTTAATGAGTGCTGTAGGTGATGATTTATCTTATCACACGGATAGAATGTACCAAGAGACTAATATTAATAGTGCAAATCTAAAAAGTACTTTATTAAACATCGCAAGGACTAATGGTATAAAAATACCAGGCAGAAAACCATCTATGTGTGAAGTTGAGATTAGTGTTGTTCTTCCATTAAGTCCTCAAAACATTTCACAACCAAATTGGGATTACGCACCTATTCTAACCATGGGAAGTATTGTTTCGGCTGGTAATTATAATTTTGAAATCATAGAGGATGTAAACTTTGCTGAACAGTTTAATAAAAATGGTGTTCCTAATAGAAAAATGATAGCTAATAGAGATACCAATGGTAATGTTGCAAGCTACACAATTAAGAAAACCGCTATCGTTAGAAATGGTAGCACTCGTGTTTATAAAAAAGTTATTACACGAGCAGATTTGCAACCATTTATGGAGTTTGTATTACCAGAAACAAATGTAATGAATATTGAATCTATAATTTTCAAAGAAACTTCTGACTATACAGATAATCCTAAAATGTCAGAATATTATATTGATGCTGAAGAATATCGTTTAAGCAATGAAGCGACAACTACATATCGTTTTTTTGAGTGTGATTCTCTTGCAGAACAATATAGATGGGGTACTAAAGTGAATTATAGCGGACATACTGATATTATACAGGACAGATATAATCCAGAAATTTATGATGATTATACTGAAACAACTTATAATGGAACAGTTAGAACAAGTAGATATTATCGTGGAGAATGGAAGCCATTATCACAGAAGTTTATTACTGAATATACTGATAATGGGTATATGAAAGTAATTTTTGGTGCAGGTATTAAATACGATGACGTTCCAACACTTCAAACAACTTATGCAGATTACGAAGCATCTAAAATTATAAACAACGATATGCTTGGTGTGCTACCTAAAGAGGGTTGGACTATGTTTATTATGTATCGTGTTGGAGGTGGTTCTGAAACTAATTTAGGTCCAGGGTCTATCAATGCTGCAACAACAGTTAATTTTGATTTCGGTAATGTTAGCGGATTAGATGGTAAAATCAAAGCAAGTGTGATACAATCTCTATCAGTAACCAACGTAAGTACAGCTATTTCTGGTAAAGATGCCCCATCGGCACAAGAAATTAAATATCTTGTCAAATATAGTAGCGGTGCACAAGGTAGATGTGTAACATTAAAAGATTACAAAGCAAGGTTATCAGAAATGCCAGCTAAATATGGTGCCCCGTTTAGGTCTATGGTCATAGAGAATAATAATAAAATAGAAATGAGTTTTCTTGGAATGAATGCTGATAGGAAATTAGACTCAGCATTACCACAGACACTTGTAGAGAATGTTATGAATTATTTGGAGGGTTATAAATCTCTTAATGATTATATTGAAATAAAAAGTGGTAAAATATATGATGTCGGTTTCTCGGTTGATGTATTTGTAGATAAAAATTATAATACATCTGAAGTTGTTTCAACAATTATCAATATGATAGCTGATTATATGGATATTGAGAAACATGATATGGGAGAAGATATTTTTATTGGAGATTTAGAAAAATCTATTAGTCAAATTGATGGTGTAATAAACTTAATAGACTTAAGAGTATGGAATATATACAATGGTATCTATAGTTCTGATAAGTGTCCACTTCCTCGATACACTGAAACAACAGTATGTGGTCAGTCTAACAGATTAGGATTCAAACTGAATGCAGATGGCTCGTTTGCAGAAGAATTGGATTTAAACGCTTCTGATAAAGTTTTATATGGTGATTATAATTCAATGTATGAAATATTAGATATTGCCACAGATATACAAGTAAGAGCGAAAATAAAATAATAATGTTTTAAAAAGGAAATATATGTCGTGTAATTGTAAGGGTGCAAGAAAGATGCAAGAAATTTATGGTGAAGTACCAACTAATGAAAATAGTCTTGATAAGTTAATAAGATATACTAAACGTTTTTTAATGACGTTATTTACAATAGTCATTGGTATAGTATGTATACCAATCGTTTTGATTGTAGTAATATACAACTTTATTTTCAATGGTGCTGCTTACTTTAGAATGTCTGATAAATTTATAAAAACAATCCTCGGTATTAAGCATGGAGAAGAAGTATAGAGTTAAAACAAATATAAATAGTGATACTGTATTGCAGGTAAACATGAAGCAAGACTTCGAGATGATGGAAGTCTTGACCATGTCAATGACACAAGAGAACGCATACAGAATACACTCGTCTAACTATGGTGTTATAGTTGGGCGTGTATTAGCTAATGATGCTTTTGGTATTCCAAATGCTAAAGTTTCTATCTTTATACCTAAAGATGACGGAGAAGATAACGAAATAGCTTCAATATATCCTTATTCTTCAAATCAAACAAGAGATAAGGAAGGAAGACGTTATAATATATTACCAAATGAAGGTAATGATGATTGTTATAGAGTGGTTGGTACATTCCCTAACAAAACATATCTTTTGGATAATGATATACAGCTTGAAATTTATGATAAATATTGGAAGTATACTACGGTGACTAACCAAGCTGGTGATTATATGATATTTGGTGTGCCAGTAGGTACACAACAAATTCATGTTGATATAGATTTATCGGATATTGGTATGTTATCACAAAAGCCAAGAGATTTTGAATATAAAGGTTATAATATAACGCAATTCGATAACGCTTCTCAGTTTAAGAGTAGTACAAATCTTGACAATCTCGCTCAGATTTTTTCTCAAGATAAAAGTGTTTTTGTTCATCCATTCTGGGGTGATAAAGATAATGGTATAGTAGCTATAACTCGTGCAGATGTTCAAATTAATTATAAGTTTGAACCAACTTGTGTGTTCATGGGTTCAGTTGTAAGTGACAACTCTAATAATTCTATCGAACATAGATGTACCCCTAATATTTTTAATGGATATAACGAGCAGTTAATCGCTGGAGAAGGAACAATAGAGATGATACGCAAGACCACCGATGGTCTCGCGGAGGAAGTACAGATACAGGGAAACCGCCTAATTGATTCAGATGGTGTTTTCTGTTATCAAATTCCTATGAATCTTGATTATGTAGGTACTGATGAATATGGTAATATTGTTCCAACAAATAACCCAAGTAAAGGTATTCCTACAAGAACAAAAGTACGTTTCAGAATCAGTAAACATGAAACAGGTGATGAAGGCTTTTCAAGGCATACAGCTAAGTATTTAGTTCCAAATAATCCTGAAATATTAGAGGGTAAAGATTATACTATCCCAACAGTGAAAAATGGTACTGATTTGGATAAGTATTTTGAGTTCGGTTCATCTACTCCTGATAATTGTTTTAGAGATATGTATTGGAATAAGGTATATAGTGTGAAAAATTATATACCACGTATACAAACAGCCTCTGGTAACACCACTAAACATTACAGTGGTATTAAGGCAACTAATATAATAAAGAATCACAATCCAGCACCTTTTAATACCCTAAGATTTGATTTACACTTTTCATACATGGTATTATGTACTATTATAGCAATACTTGTTGGTATTATTAGTGCAATTAATACAATACTTGTAGCTTTAATTGATTATATTCTCATTGTAAGGGTACCAATCATTAAAGTTAAACTTTTTGATTTATCATGGTTGTTCCCATGGGGCTGTATATCCTTTGGTGCAGGTTTAGCTGGTGAAGGCAATATAGCATATTATCCAGGCTGTAATTGCGGTAAAAGTAGACACGTTGCTTGTGATAAGGCTAAATGTCCAGATAGTATTCCAAACTGCAAGAAAGAGTCTGATAATCATACTATGATAGATATCATACAGCAAAATTTGGCTACTGATTATGAAGTTGCTAAAATGGATTTCTATAATGATTGGTTAAATGGAACACTTTATATGCCTTTGTGGAGATGGCGTAAAAGAAAGAAAAAGTCTTTCTTATTTGGACTCTTTCATAGTAGAGCAAAAAACGAATTTTGTTCATGTTCTACATACTATAAGAGACTTAAGTTGTCAAATGCTTGTAAACTAACTTATCAGTCTACAAAAAATGATGACAAAGTTTCTGTAAGTACATTAAAACCTATTGAAGATGTATATTCTATGCGTATGCATAAGAAAAGTGATTCGGCATGGTTAAGCAGTGGTATTATAAAAAATGTTTTAAATAAAGAAAAATTAGACATATATTATTACACTCCTGGTACTCCAAGAGATAGAGTGAATAAGCCTAACGAAATCACTACTCCTTTGCAATATGTAAGATTATATGCTACCGATATTATATTACTTGGAAGTTTAAATGAAAACGATTTACACGGTATACCACAATTATTTAAATATCTTCCGTCTACTACAAGTAATATACCTCCTATTGCAACTATAACTGAAAATAAAATTGATGATACAAAAAGCATAAATAACGATGACGAAGAGGATGTTGGTTCATACATAACAACTGGTATGGATTGGGGTTATGGTGCTAAAAAAGATGGAGAGGTGCAATATAAAAAAGGACTTTTTATGGACCTTGAATGTCAGAGTGTTTCTTCTTCTCCAAAATCTTGTATTAATGCTGAAAGAATGTCTGAATTAGGCGTATCTTATGATATGTCATATCGTGTACAATATGGTGTAAACGAGAATACATGGGGAGAGTTTAGACCTGATGGCATGATTACAAAATTGGAGATAGATGATTATGAATCCAGAGCAATGTTTGCAACATTAAATCATGTAGGATTTGTACCTAATGTAGAAAACTATGTAATGGATTCAAATACAGGATATTATTTCAACAAATTAAAGTATCTATATCCTGTAAACTTTGATGGAAAAATGCAAACGTCAATGGATAGATTTGTCAATAGAAATTCGTTTAAACAGGGAGAATATGATAATCCAGACCAATCCTACATGGAGTTTAGATATGGTTCTGAAAAACCATCTTTATGGCACTTCTATGTAGCAAATAGTACCCATGTTAGTTTTCCGTTATATAATAATTCTTTCTACTTTTACTTTGGTGTAAAAGCAGGAAGTACTGCATTGGATAAATTTAATAAACAATTCTTTGCAGAGTGTTTTAGTGACAAGAACTACCCATTTAGTAGTAATGTAAAATTCAAATCGTTAAGTAGTTGCCCTACAAAACCAGAAGACTTTGCTTACATTATCATTGATGTAAACAATATTGCTATGCCTTATTCATATGAGGTATACGATTATTATGGAAACTTAGTCGGTGATATTGTAGAAGAACAAAATGATAGGTATATAGGTATAGGTTGTGAGGTAAAAGATGATGGTACACCTATTTTCTCTGATAAAGAGAAAGGAAATGGTTTTATTCAAAATAAATTAATTAAGAATAATCTGTATAAAGTTAAAATTACAGATGCTAATGGACGTACAGTTACTAAATCAGTTAGACTTTCAAATGATGGTATCAATTTAGTTTACGAAGCATCAGGATTAGGTGGAAGATACCTGAGTTCAGAAGCTACATCTACAGATACTCAGGAGAAAGAAAAACAGTCAGCTCAAATAAACGAAAGTAGTAAAAATAATATAATTAGTAATGAATTAAATGGCTCGATAAAAGTAAGTGCCATAATGATTGATGGTGATGAATATGTATTGACAAGTGAAAATAATATCAAATTGTTAAAAGAAATACCAAATGTTGTTAAAAAGGCATTTAAATTAGATAATAAGTCTCATGTAATGTGTTATGAAATAACAGTAAACCACTTCACAAGTAAAGATGAATATATCGAAAAGACAGTTTATTTAACGATAGAACCTGTTCATGGAAGTGGTCTGGCAGGACTTTCATATAAAGACACAACATCTATTCCTGAACCTTCATCTAACTCTGAAGCTAAGTATGTATCATTTGAGACAATTGATTATACTGTTGATTACGTAGACAAGAAAGGTGTAAATAAATCTGAGAAAATTAACAATGTATTGGAATTTGATTTCAATATGTTTTATCCAGATGTTTACAATATAGGATTAATACAATCTTGTAACAGTAAATACGTACAAGAAATAGAGGATGACGACCATATAGGTTATACATATTCCATGACTTCAATAACAATTGAAAATGGTCAAACATTTGATGTATTATTAAATGACGTACCATTAAGAACTCTCTTAGGAAGACATGAGTTAGTTACTATGGATTCAGGCTATTCAAGTAAATTCTATTACGGAGATAGTAGATTTCCTAAAGATGATAAATTTCTTGATGATTCATTAAAGAAACTAAATGGTTGGATTTATTCATATGACCCATCTGTATATTCATATCCTTCAAGTAATTTAGAATGGGAAGATTATATAAATCTTTCAGGTGATGAAACAATAACTAATCTTAACAAGGTTAGTTATAAGTTGAATAACATGTTTAACTTATTACATACTCAATATTTCAATGACGAGAGCTTAAAAACTCTTTCAATTGAAACAGTTGGTGGTAAGAAACCTACCACTGTAAGAACTTTATCTCCTATGTATGAAGATGATGAGGACTTAAATGATAATAATCAAATCAACAATTATGCGTTAGGTAACATTTACTCTATTGTATTTGCTAAGTCTTTACCAAACATTGTTAGTAGTAACTATAATGGTGCAGCAAAACGTGATAATAATAATTTTACAGGTCAGTTAAACCCTAAATTAGGTGGGGGAGATTATAGTGGTAACTATATAGCTGCCTTTACAAATAACGCAGGTATAAAGAAAAGTAGTAAAAGCACAACTTTTAATTCTTACCAAAGAATACCAGCTATGTCATACCCATTTAACGGACAAATAAGTAATAACCCTGTAATAAACGTTGACACAAATTATATTGTTCAAAATGATAAATTAACAGACCGTGATAGTACACATGGTGGTTTAGCGGTTGTTCCAGGTAATAATTCAAAACCATACTTTAGATATATGACATTGGATAGAAGAATGGATTATAAATACTACTTTGTAACCCCTTCTTTGTTCAAATCAGAAGGTTTAATAAACGGTTCTAAGGACTGGCAAAATGGATTTATCTGTGGTACAATCTATAATGGTATAGTTTTAAATTATGATAAAAATTATAACATTGTTGATACAAACGGCAAATTAGAATATAGCTATGGAAATGATGGACATTTGATATGGAATGGTGCTGTAGGTAAGGATAATAAACGTAAATTCTATGAGGTATCAATCAATGGGGTAGATAAGACTAATGAATTTACTTTTGACAATAATGAAAGTTTTCCAGTATGTTATCCATCTAAAAAAGAGTTTATTCTAAATGATATTAAAGAAAGTGATATTAATTTATCTTTTACAAGTTGCTCGTATGATATAAAGTCAGAAGTAAATACGGAAGATAACAATACACCTATAGTAAGCGCAATAACTAAAAGAGGTGAAGAGTGTACTTTTAAAGGTAATTTCTCTAATATTGTAACACCTATTATTGGTTCTACAAATGAAGATGACTATAGTATCTTATTTATAGTACCAAATGGACGTGGTGGTAGAGCTGGTCTAAGTGCTCAAAAATTTACACTTAGTTTCTCATCTTCTTCAGATTCTGAAAGTGATATTTATCCAATGGTACCATTTGTTTTTGGAGAAAAAGAAGACGTTTATGCTGCTGCAAAAACTTCCAAAATAGGACTTGACAGCATAATAGAATATTATGATGATATGGCTAAATTTGCATTAATTAACAGTTTAGATGCGCCCGATTTCATCAAAGGAATTAATTTCTTAGATAAATTAAAAAATAGAGTAAAACAAAAGTTTTTAACTTTATTTAGAGAGAAAGATAATAAGACTACGTACTTTTATCAAACTCATAAAATGTATCTAAAGGGTGATGGAGGAGGTACCAGTCTTCTTTTAACAGATAAAGATTTGTTATCGGCACAGTTTGTATGTGATTATGACTTCGGTAACAAGGTATCTACCATTGTAACACCTCTTAATTGTGTAGAGTCAAATACAAATAATATAACGAGAAGTGCTGAGGTCTATTCTTTTAGCGAACCGATTGATACAAGAGATTTTGATGTTACTTTTGATTTTGAAAATGAGGAAACTCTTGTGATACGTTTAAGTACCAAGATAAATCTTTCACTCATGTATGAAAAAGGTTTAGATTTCAATATTCGTTATTATACTGAGGAATATTCTGTTGATGAACATAATATGCCTGTAGTAACGGCAATATTGTCTGATTATATACATTTAGACTATGATTATAGTAAATCTAATTCTGGCGATGTTGTATTAACGCTCAGAATGACTAAGGACGTTAAAAAAATAACTAAGAGTAGACCATTCTTTGTTTACATGACCACTCCAAATGGTTTTGTTTATAAGATTTATACTGATAAGTTTATTTAGGAAATTTATGCAAGCATTTTTAGAAAAATTTAGAAGTAAAGAAAGCGTTAATAAAAGCGTAGGTTCAGATATTTTCATTGGTGGTAGGAGAAAACTCTTACCACCAAGTGAAATGACTGGTGTATTGGACACTTTACAACTGTATCAAGACGAACGTAACTCTTGTCAACGTTATAGACTCACCTTTCAAGTCAACACTTTATGTACCAATGTGTTAAATAATAGTATGACAGAGATTGTAGGAAATGAGGGCAGTGATGACGTATTTCTTTTGAACTATGGATACCAAGGTAATTTAGGCAAGAGAAAAATTGATAACGTTTTATATAAAAGTACAAACTTATCAAGCTGGTATGATGAGAAAGGAGATAAAACTACATTAGAAGCAATCAGAGATACACAATTGTCTGGCTACTTAACTTATCATTGCGGAAAGGATATTTTTAATAATCATTTATTAAGAAGTAAAACATTTAAAACAATATGTCAGATAGATTCTAAGGATAAAAAACTTCATCCTAATTTCAATACAATATCTGACACGATGAGAACGTGGAGCGGAGAAGAAATAATTGACGACATTATGTACCCTGTTTCAGCTAATATTGCTGGTGGTAGAAAAAAGAAAAAACTTCACGTGTATACATATGATGATATATCTTCTTACGATACAACGCTTGAAACAAAATTAAGAAAAACTTACAATGGGTGGTTTGGTTTCAATAATGGTGCTAAGATTAATACTTTTTGTGATAATAATGAGAAATGTAATGGGTTAAATATTAATAGAACATTAATAAATTATAACGCAGGTGATTTTATTGATATGTACCCAGGTCGTGACCTATATAGCTTTGTTCCAAAATTTAATCCTTATAAGAACCGTATCGAGAAGAATTGGGAATATTGTTTAACTTATCCAAGTAGTTCTACAATAGAAGGTATAGATTTTTTAGGACAAGGAAAGGATGGGTATCGCAAGGGAGCAATCAAAATTGTCCTATTTGATGAAAATACCAAGTCTGATAATGGTTCTGGTCAAATCAATTTTTATAGTTCAGCGAAACATGGTTTATCAGAAGGTGATAGAGTTAACATCTATAATGGCGATGAGTTAATCATACCTTCAGTGGAAGTTAAAAAAGTATTTGATAGTTTCATCTTTATCACCGAGAATGGTAATACACTGATTGGTAAAGAGTGGGTACAGATTAATGATTTAGATAGAACTGAATATAATATAACTAATAATGGAAGTACAGTCAAAAGAAAATTGGACGGAAAAGAATACAGAATAGTTAATAAACGTGTTAATTTAGATGATAGTTCATTGAATATATCATTCAAAAAAGTAAATTATGGAATTGAGTGTGACTATTATGTGAGAATCTTTTCACGTGTACCTAACTTTAGATTTGCAGAAACTTCCGCATCAGAAGAAGATATATACAAAGATAATGGGAGACTTATTAAAGAGTATCAAAAGCCACAATATGATTTTGAGAGTCATTGTTCTAAATTAGCTTTTGCTAAAAATGTTTATTCTGACCAAATAGGAGAAATTGTGTATACAGATGATATTGATATTAACAGTCTAAAAGATAATCTTGGAAGACCTTTAACTTCTATTTATCTCACAATATTAAAGAACAATAGTGGGTATAAGTATTGGTATGGTGCTTATAAAAGGGAATTAAATATACTTCACGACAGTATCGAATATTCTCATTGTTTTGGTAAATTATCAGCTCAATTTCATAAGAGCGAAGAAGCTATTAATTTTAACTATGTAGGCATAACGAATGTAAATAATGTAGATGTAACTAAAAAAAATGAACTTATAAAAGCAGGTTTACCAATCAAGAATATCAATGATAGAGGTAAAAATCCAATAACTGAAGATGACGAAATTGATGTTAAGAATGATATTCATTTTTATGGAGATTTCGTATGTTATGACAATCATTCTTGTACAGAACAAGTTATAGATGATGCACTCTTCCGTTTTAACACAGCACAACGAGAACTTGTAAATGAACGTGACAAGGCTTATCAATACTTTAACAAGTATTACTATGACGAAATTGTAAGTGATGATTATGACTTAGAAGATAAGAGTACTGAAGATGACCCCTCTAACTCTTTTGCAACAGATAAGAAGAGTAAAAATGAAGTTTGTCAAAAAAAAGAAGGATATTACTATAAACCGCATTATGAAATAAGACTTAGAAGTTTTGGTAAAATACAAGAGATTCACCCTGAGATTCTAAGAATACGTACACTTGTTACAAACAATGATGAATGTACTTTTAAAACATTACAGGAACATAGATTAAAACAAGGTGACAGCATCGTTATGTATGATGTAGACAAGAGGATTATTTATAGAGGTGTTATTCAAAAAGTCATGGATAATTACATTTTTTCATGTATATTTTATAAGGAAGATAACGGGAAACAAATTAAGGTAGTTAATAATGAAATACCAATCATAACCGCTGGTGATTCTCTACTTAAAATGAGATATCGTTTATTCAACGTTAGTAATCTATTAATACCAAGCTATTATACGATAGCGAAAGACGGTTCATGTGCTATTAGATGGAGAGAAATCATCCAAGATGGTTTTGATAATAAGAATAGTAATAGAATTAATCCATTTACAAATGGTGCTATTTATATTAATACATCAATTAACTTAAAATTGAGAAGACAAGACCCATTTGATAATGTTGGAATGTGGGCTTCTCAAGCACCTTATGACCCAGCAGGTTCAGTTATTTCTGATGAAGATAAAAATAATTACGTTAAAGCTGATGATATAGTATGTTAAGATATTCTTGTCGTTTAGGAAAGGGAGATACATTGACCAAAATACCTTTTAAAGAACTTTTTGTATCTCATGACTTAACTTATATAACTGGTACTACCGACTCTAATATAACAGTCGGTAGTACTAATACTGTTATATTAAAAAATTCTTACGAGACTTCAGAATGTAATATTAAGTGGAGTGAACATCTACGACAAGGATTATGTTTCGTTGATGCTACTTTTAAAGTAGAAACTTATAATAAAGATAGTATCAATATACAGTACGTTTATTATAATAATGATTTTTGTTACGTTCAACAAGACGATAATGGTAAATATATAGTATTACCTTATTATAACGATATAGTTGTTGATGAAGAAAGTGAACTAAACCCCTATAAGTATATAGAAAATTATAAAGTTTACTTAACTAATGATACGACCGTAAATATAAAAGTACCATTCTGGATTGAAGATGGAACAATAGAGTATCATGGCGTAAAATATCTTATTGAAACAGATAGCGACAAAAATAGCTATGTTGTTAAAGGTGATGATACGGGGTATTTTTCAGATGTAAGTGTACATTTTTTTAAGAAAGAAGAGTTTTTTAAAGTTAAAAAATTTAGAATAGAACGTCCAGAGAATCAATTTTTACAAGTTGAAACTATAACTGGTGGTGAATATTCATTATTTTGTGCATATG